TAGCATCGACATAGAATGCCCCATATTCTGACTGGGCTACAGTTTGTAAAGCGCCAAGTGATGTGCGTAGTGTGCCTGGATCATTTTGCAGCGTAGTTAAACCTGCATCAATATCACGCATAGTTGCCGGCCAGTTAATTTGATCCAATATCTGATTTACACGTGTGCCTGATAAATCGCCAGCGGTAGCACCTGCCACAGTAGTTATTTGCGCATTGTTGGCTAACCTAGAGGCATCTACAGCTTGTATGGTTGTATAGGCTACTTCTGTAGCATCTTTAGGTTGGGTATTAACATAGCTTGTAATAAAACCTGAAAATATAGGATAAGTGGTAGCGCCATAGGTTGCAGTGATCTGCACCTTTTTCATAGGTGTTAGGTCGGGAGCATAGGGGCTTAGTGGGTTAGTTGGGTTAAAATCGCCATTCTGATCTACGATGCGTAACGTTAACTGGCCTGTTTGGAATTGATCGAATAAAGGATTACGGCCTCTGGTGGTTTGTATAAAATTGATTTGATTTGATACGTCAACAATGATGGCTGCTGAGTCTTCTAATATGTTTACGTCTAATATGCCTGATCCCAAAATCATAGCCTGCGCAAAGGATGGCCCAGTGCTAAAATTTATGTAAGCGTTTACTATTGGTACTGTCACTGGAAGGCAATCGATCCAGCAGGTATTAACGCTCCATTACCAAGTTTAGTTATGTTGCCTAAAGCGTTTTGTATGTACACACTAAGATCTTGCTCGCTAGTTAATACTGCGCCTGTATTTACTGTTACCTGTGGTACTACTGTTGGCGCTGCTGCTGCGGCAGCTGTAGTCGCACTAGATGGCATACCACCTGGCACAGCGTATTGACCTGCTTGCGCAAAAAATGCATCAGCCTGTGCCTGTAATCTTGCAGATGAGGCAGCCAAGCCTGCTGCTGCGCCTGCTTCAATTCCCATCGATTTAAATTGGCCAACTAAACTGGTAAAAATTTGATCGTATTTATTGGGCAAAGTATTAAGGGCGTTGGCGGCATTAGTAGCACTATCAGCTAAAGTCTTAGCCGCAGAACTAGCTGCTAATTCAGCATTATATTTTTTAGCCAAAGCCTCGTTATTGTCTAGTATCGCTATCTTTGCCTGGATACGTAACTTAGTCTCAGCATCGGTAGCCTCGCCTAGCGCCTTCATTAAGGCTATGCGCTCAACGTTAAACTTTTCTTCTAATTTATCTACTTCAGACTTAGCCTTCATTTTGTTAATTTCGTCTTGGCGTAGTTTGTTAGAGGTTTTTAGCCTAGTAATTTCTTTAACACGCTCTATATCTTTAGTGGCGCTAGCGCCTAGTGAATAAGTAAAATTAGATGTGGGTGCAGGTTGAGTCAATTTGTCCAATTTTTTTAACATATCAAATAAATTGCCAAATCTTAAAACATCTATTATTTGCTTAATGCCAGGTGCGTTTCGTAGATCGCTTAATACGCTGATTAAAGCGCCAACACCACTCACAACGCTTGCGATACTTGTGGCTAGCGCATCTATGTCATCGGTTAGGCTTTCTATGCTTGTATCTTTGCCTAACTTGCTTATTGCATCGAGTAAACTTTTTCCAATAGTTTCACTTGCATCTGCTGCTGCCACACGTAATAAATCCATTTTGCCAGCATAAGTATCTAATCGGGCTGAGGCTTGTCCTGCAAATTTTGCATTTAACTCAGCAAGGATGTCTTCCATCTTGCCAGCTTTTAAAGTTGTTTTACTAATGCCTGCGCCTAATCTACTTAAACCTGTGGTATTGCCTGAGAAGCCACGTGTTAAGGCAGCGCTAACTTCGGTCAAAGATTTACCTGTAGCGGCGCTAATGTTAAGAGCTGTATTTAATGCTTCTTGGCTTTTAGTTATTGAACCAGTGACTGTCAATAATTGCTGGAATGCTGGGCGTAGTTGGTCATCTAGTACGCCTGTGGTGCGCTGTAAATTGCCTATGTAATCTTCTACGGCAGGTGCTGCAAATGCAAACCCTGTATTACGTAATTGTATTTCTAAAGCCTTGGCAGCCTTCTCATCTTCTGCAAACGCTTGCACAGCCTTCTTGCTGTAGTTAAGTAATGCGGTGGCGCTAAATACGCCAACGAATACTTTTCCAAAATTCTTAACCTGTTTTTCAAATGCTGATACTTCTTTTTGGCCTTTTTTTAATCCCTTATTATCAAAGGTGCTGACTGCGCTGACAATTAAATTAGCCACTATGCTGCCTTATTTAATTGTGTTTTTTTATTAAAGTCTGTTGCGACTGTATTTATAGCAGAGACCACGGCAGGGATAACCTTGTTAGATTTTTCAAACCACGCTTTGTAAATTAACCGACCTCGCTGTTTGCCTTCGCCTTTCATCTGGCTAATTGATTCAGCAGATTCTATAAACTGGATGCCAGCATTAGGGTTAAGACTTTTAGAGTCAGATGAGCCTCTGCGGTTTTTACGGCCAGCGGTTTCAAAGATTGCCCCAGGTGCAGATATATTGGCTACATAAAATGCAGCAGCAAAGCCACTGCGATTGCGCCTATTTGTGCCAGCATTGTATTTAATTAAAGATCTTGCTAAAGAATAATCGTATGCTGGGAATGCTCTAAATTTAATTGTTTCAGCTGAGGCAGTGCCCTTACCCCAGCCGCTTAATACTTCATTTTGGCGTGGTAAATAACCACGTGCTGTATCTCGGACAGTAAGCATCGCTGTTTTAATATCTTTAGCCATTTGCTTATTCAGCTCTGGCTCTACTTCTCTCATAGCCTTCTGGAGTTGCTTAACGCCGTTTACTACGACTGGCATTTCGGATCTCCTTAGCTCTGTCGGTTAGCACCTGTATAATTGCTGCATACATTTCGCTATCCATATCAATAAACTCTCTAGGCGGTATCCCAGTCTCTACGCTCAGCTGTGCGATGCTGTAAAGGACTGAAGACCGCTCAGTTATTTTTTTTCTTCGTCTAATACCTCGACAGTGTCCAGAGTGTCAATAAACTCTGCTGACCATAAAGGTATCTGTGCGCCAGCCCTGCGTAAGCATTCATAAGCAAGCCAGAAAATCTCTGTTTGCCTTTCGTGCTCACGCAAGACCTTGCTAATACCTGAGCCATATTTTAACTCGAAAGCGTACTCGACACCTGGTGTTATCTTGTGCTCTGATACTTCACCATTAGCCCTTGTTATCTTTAGCTTTGCCATTACTACTCCTTAGTTAGAATGCCACCGATGGGGACACTGTTATTGCGGAGTTTACTGTAAATGTGATAGATGAGGTAGCAACCTCGGCTACGCCACCTTGACCGATTGGGGTTAAGTTATTTACAAGTATTGAGAATTGATAAGTAGGGTTTGTAGCTCCTACGGCAGTGCCTTTAACAGTAATAACTGATACTGCTAAGGTCTTGCCAAAGGCTGCGCTTAATGTGTCGTTTACCTGCGCTGCTGCCCAGTCATTGATAAAGTCGATAGTGAATGTGCCTGATTGCAGACCAGCCACAAATTTATGTGCGGAGTCACCCATCGCTGTTACTTCGAGTTCATCGACGATTTGATTAATTACAGCGTTAGTTACGTAAGCGCTGATATCGATTGATGGTGTAGTAGGCGCAGCATTGGTAGCCAACTTAACACCTACGTTATTATTCAGATAAATTGCCATACTTTATTCCTCGTCTTTCTTAGTTTGTGCAGTTGGTTTTGGTGCGTCTTTAATTTGGCCTGTCTTTTTTAAGAAGGCTAAGTCTTCTTCGTGTGTGCTCATTTTAACTCCAGCTCGTTAGGATTGATACAGTGATTTCTGACGTTAATAAATCTCCACTAGCTGCGTTAGTTATAGCTGGAGCGGAGACACTTGATATGTTGTAAACCAGGGTCGATGCCGCTAGTTTGGTTACTACTGCCACAATAAAATTCTCTATACCTAATAGGTTGCCTTGATTGTCAAATGCAGGTGTGGTTACTAAAATCTTAAAATTAGCCAGGGGTGCGATGCTTGTCTGGCTGTTATTGCTTGGCTCGATATAAGGATCGCTAGGTGTTACCACTACGCTGTTAGCAAGCAGGGTTGCAGGTGGGAATGCAAAGGTTGACCATACGCCATTATTTGTTAAGGCTGTTGCTAATGTGCCACGTAGGGTAGAGATCGCTGCCATCAGCCCACCAGTGATGCTGGACTTGAATACGGCTGGATGAGACCACGCACTCGGTTAATCAGCTGATAACCCATCCGATAGGGGCTGGCACTGATCCCATCCATACCGACCCCGCCTGTCTGGCTAACTTGTCTTGCTTGCCAGATGTCCACTGCAATTATCATCGCAGCTTCTCGTATTGCAGGGGTGCTCGCATAAGATTGGGTCTTGTGTTCTGGGCCTCTTGCGTTGCCATAAGGTACTACTTTATGAAAATTTTGATTAGCTGCTGTTTTTGCATATTGCACAAATGAATATCCATTAGGGTAATTAACTTGACCATATTGATACATAAATACTGGGATAAGGCTAGTTGTGCCTGTGCTTGGCGGTATTGTGCCAGTGATTGTGTAAGTGCCATTAAATGTTGAACCACAAGCGCTTACTACTATTTGCTGACCTGTTACAAATGCGTTTGGATTAGAAAGCATAAGTGTTGCCACGTTATCTTGTAATGCTGTGCCTACTACTGGGGCATCGTTATGCCATAAGTATTGGCTAATTAAATCTTCTGCCGATTGACAGCATTCTTCCACAGTCGCATCAGAGTAGAGTGAACCAATACCAAGATTAGCCCGTAACTCGGCTGTTGTAACAAACGTTGCTGGCATCTCTACTCCTTTGCTAATAGCTCTCTGGGGCTAGGGCTACTAAACCCCAGAGATTACTTATTTAATCGGTGTTATCAGGTCTTCTTGTACTTCAAGATTCCGTTAGGCATCTTGGCGATTGTTGCCATGTATCCATAGATTGC